GACACTGGCACATCTTCAGGACTATTAAATTTCTTAGCCTCTTTCTTTATACCTTGAAGTGACTTAATAATATCATTTAATGATTTTACATTAAAGTCATTACCGTTCTTCTGAGAACTATAAAAACTCTCAAATGCTTGCTTAACTGAATATAACTCATTACCTATGACATGACCTGGAAGTCTCATAAACGATTCTTCAAGAGGCAATTTTAATTCTTTATATGATTTCATCGATTATATTTCCTTTTTTAAATTCTTTAACGTTTTTTTTCCTCAGATTATTATAACATATAATCTTAGGCATCCTATAATACTGTATAGGTTTGGCAATTTTAAGTTTATTTATTGATAGTATCATAAGTTGTATTTATACTCGTTTCAATTTATAGGGATACTATAGCTTATTTTTACCAGAAAGTAAAGGTTTATTTTAATCTTCTTCACACATACAGCTTCGTCCTCTACCAAGAACTTCGATGTATTTTTCGCCATCTTTTTTATATCTTTTTACAACCTGCAGTTGATATCCAGTATAATGTATTGAAGCATCATTGTATTCTTCGAAATCGGTTGCGGGAATGGATGCAGTAAATTTTGTATTCCGATCATTTTGATCCAAATCTTTTGTTAAGTAATTAAATTTATTAATAAGATTAGCTTCACAACTATAAGCATTAGCATACTTAGTAATTTCATCAATATCCATTATAATTTGCCCTCTATGTTAAGTGATTATCACAAGATTGAGCATGTGGTAGATTCCGCCCCCAGATCCAATCTTAGGGAATTTGATATGTGCCAATTCTGATGATATGATGTCATTAATGATGCCTTCATCCGTAGTCTTAAATTGGTGCTCATCATACTTAACACGAACTTTAGTTCCTATCCCAACTTTCCATCTCTCAAAGAATTCGCGAAGCATATCTGTACGTTCTTTTTCTTTTTCTCTCGGATTCATATTACTATTTTCCCCATCGTTATAACCATCATTCCGATGGTGTATATAAAATATGACACTATGCTAGTTTCCATAGAGATACTAAATTTTCCGCCATACCATATTATTAGCACATTATCAGACTTTCAATTTGCCGAATTTTTTCTTAGCTGATTCGGAACTAAATTTAGTTGAAGTTGAATCGACATCAATTAAGCCGTCTTGCGCAATTTCTTCAACATCATATAATCGCATTTTTGCTCGATCAATCCCTAAAACAAACCGTTTGTAAGAATTAGGATCACCGTATCGGTTCTTCAATTGCTTCACCATAACTTGATTTAAGTTTTGTAATTCTTCTGTAGAGATGATAGCTATCATAAAATCTGCAGTAGCAGGTAAACCGAATGACTCAGACGTATCTTCTAACCCCACGTCACTATTTGAAAATCCTGAACGAGTTGTCTGTGTCGCTGACCATATAGGTATATTATGTTCGACAGCAAGACCACGAAGTTCTTCTGCGATAGACTTAATGTAAGTGTAGGTATTAATAGACCCTCCAACTTTCATACGACTAGATGCACATATATTTAAATAATCAATATAAATTATATCAGGGATAAATGTCCTTTTCAGTTTTAACTCATTAATAAGATGACGAAAATGCCCTACATTAGCAGCAGCAGTTGGATATTCTTTAACGATCAATTTGCCTGATGTCTTATTTCGAACACGCTCCATTTTCTTATCGTAAGATGCTTTAGGGAGTTTGTCTAATTCGTCAAGACGAACATTAAGTAGATTGGCATCAATACGTTCCGCAATCTTTTCTTCAGCCATTTCGAGAGTAATATATAGAACGTTCTTACCTTGAATCAAATTTGCGGATGCCATATGGCACATAGCTAAGGATTTACCCACGCCTGTGCCAGCAAGAATTATATTTAAACTTTTCTTAGGAATTCCGCCCTTTGTAACCTTGTTAAGTAATTCGAGATCAAAAGGTATCCGCTCCTCAGTACGATGATAAAAATCAAACCGAGCGTCACTGTTGTCCAAAAAATCATGCCCAACATTAGGATCGAAAGAAACAGCGAGAGCATCAGAAAGGAGTTCAGGGATAGACCCTTTATCCTTTCCCGTTTCGCCATCGATAATCTTAATTGATTCCATAATAGCATTATATATTGCCTTTTCTTGACAGAAGTTTTCTGTCGTATTAACTAACCACCCCCGATCATCTTGTTCTGAATCGAGAGAATTTATATATGTTGTTATATCGCTAAATTGCCCATCATTAATATTAGTTCTTTTATCTATTTCAATAATTAATGCTTCACTTGATGGCAAAGCATTAAATTTAGTGATAAAATTATTTAGTTCTTCATAAATTACTTTTTCATTAAAACTTTGGAAATATTCGGATTTCAAATAAGGTAACGATCTTCGAGCATAGTCTTCATCATGCAGTAGGTTCTTTAATATCAAGTGTTCCGTTCTCATCACGCATTTGCTCCATTTGGGTTTTTATAATATCAACAAGCACTTCACCTAGTATACCCTTATCATTCTCATCAGTAAAGGAAATTTTATTTGGATTCTCAATTGTAACGGTATTGAATTTTAATTCCGCACCATCCCCCTCCTTATCTTCATGTATCCTTACAATATCATATTGGTATACTAATCCCACATATTCCCCATCAAGTATTTTCACGCACCAATGGTCAGAATGAAATGAATTTTTATTTTCAATTAAATCATACTTCGGTAACATTTTCTACTCCTTCGGTTTGCCCATACATATATTCTTTTTTAGCAACTGCATCGAGTTGATCAAGAATTTCTGACGTGAATATTTTTTCTGGGTTTTCGTTTATGTGTTTACCAAATACTTTAGACCCATCGGGCAATTCATATCGAGTTGAAACTTTTTTAATAATATCATATTTTTCTGCGAGTTGCAATAAACCGTAATATCTATCCAACCCTTTAGAAAAGGATAATTTAATTTCAGCGACCTTTCCTTCTTTAGTGAATCTAGACTTATGCATGGTAGATTTGATAATATTCCCTACCAATTCTGTACCGTCTTTATCCTTTTTCTTTCCGAGCATAACGATAGATGATGCGGCATATTTTAGTCCAGATCCCCCAGAAATTTCTTTTTGCGGGAAATATGATCCAATCACATCATAGACATGATTGGTGACGAGTAACGGAACATTGGCTTTCGCTAACTTTAAGGATAAGACACGGAACGTTCCACGAAGCAATTGAGCTTTAGTCATATCGCGTGTGTTCTTGCCTGATTCAGTATCTTCCAACTCTTTATTAGATGATAGCATACCGAGAGAATCTAAAACCATGACCATAGGCTTTCGTTCGTCTTCAGGCGTGTCAATATAGTTAGTTAGGATGCGTGTTGCGCTCGTGCGAAACTCTTCAATAGATGTGGGTTCGGCTATTACTACTCTTGACGTATCAATACCTCTATCCGACATCATACTTTTAGTGACTGCGGCTTCAGTATCAAAATAAATTACACCGCCATCAGAATTCTGTTCTAAAAAGGTCTTAAGAACTCCTAATACAAAAAACGTTTTCCCTGTAGCAGATTCTCCGGCAAACGCTGTAATTTTATTATTAGGAACTCCGCCATATATACTTCCGCTAATCAAAGCATTTAATGCATACGATCCTGTATCAATAGTTCCATTGAATTCAGAACTATTTTTCCCCTCAACAAGGATGTTAGCATTATCTATACCCTTTATCATATCATCCAAAAAACTCATATAAAATTCTCCATCATAGGTCTATCTATCCACAAATTACTAGCAAAAGTCCAACGGTTTCCTAAATCAACTTTAGTCACTCGGTGGTTTTCGCTAGGATCAAAAATAATTAATCTATTAGGCACAGGCTCCAATCTCTCACATTCTCCATTAGATTTCTGAATTTCTAAAAATCCGCCAACAGGCATGATGTCATGACAATAATATACAAACCCGACATATGGGTGGGTTAAAATATTAGAAGTTGACCAAAGGTGCTCATCTTTGTCGTAGTGCCAATCTAAATTGTTTCTTCCATTCTGAGGCACATTGTTTGTCCAATATTCAAACCCAGCTGGATCAATTTGTTCTTTCGGGTTGTATATATTCCCCCATACATGAGAAGCAAAATCTTCCCAAATATTTGAAGTTTCCTTATTATAGTTGAAGTCATACCACGAATACGGAACCGACTTTTCCCACCGGAATTCACTCATCAAGTCTTTCTTGAACTCACCATCTTTTAAGAACGAATCAATTATTATCATATTATTATACTATAGTTTGTAAACTTCGTCAAGTTTATCGCTAAATAATTCAATTTTATTCATACGATTTGGCCAATAAATATATTCCTTTTCGGGGTTAAGGCTCAAATTGTTAAGTAAAGGTTGAACCATATTATATAGCATGTCAATTTTATCCTGCAAGGCTTTAACGTCCGCAGTTGCATTAGTTGCTACCGACTTGCTTTGTTGTACTATTTCTAATTCTTCTTCAGTGACTGCAGTGAACCCGAAATCGAAATCAAATTTACTCATAAGAAATCCTCTGTAAATTAGCTGAAAAAACTTTCCAGCGTGCTTCTCTTTTCAGAACTCCACCCAACACTACTTAAAATGACCTTTAATGGGTCTAGAAATGTTTTATCAAACTGAGTATCATAATCAATATATCCTGAAAGATCGAATTGTTTAGGTAATGTATTCAATACACTTATTACATTTTGCTTAACTGGATTCGGCAACTTCAAATAACAGAACTTAATTTTTTCCCCATCTTTTATTGTTTGATATTGATTGATAAGTCCATGCTTTTTCAATAAGTGATTGTATATAAGACCACCTCTAACGTGAATAGGAGTTCCTTTCGGTATCTCTAACTCATTACTACCAGTTGTATATTTAGCTAAGTCAGATAACCCTCTAGGAAATGCAACGTCTTCAAATGGCAACAATTTAAATTCCTCACGAAATTTATTAATATAATCTTGAATCGCTTGCTCATCTTCATTCATAATAACATTAATAGCTTTCTTTAGTGCATCACGGCAAACAGAAGGAGTTGAAGATTTCACTGTCTCTATACCCATCATTTTCAATTTAGGAGTGTTATACCGAACTCCTTCATTATCATATACATTTAAAATGTAGCGTTTTTTTGCCGTCCAGATACCCTTGTCTGCGATAGCTTCACGCTTCATAACCATTTTCTGTTCATAAGCATTCATCAATGAAGCAAGATCTTCGTAGCTTTTATCAATAAATGGTTCTAATTTCTTTTTAGCGACATCATCAAGGAATTTGATGATTTTATCTGTAGGTGGCAACCCCTTTCCTTTATCAAACACCTTATGAACCAATTCATCAAACGTAATATATAGTGAGTCTGTATCACTTGCAATAACATAATCCTTACCTTTCGTGTTAAGTATGTTATTCAAATATTCATTAACTCTACACTCAATCCACTTAATTGATAACTGCCCACTCAATGTAATAGCTTCAGCTTGACGCACATCAAAGAATCTAAAATATTGATTCCCGAGTGCACCATACGCAGAATTTAGCTGAACCTTTTTAGCTAATTGTAGATTTTTATATTTTGAGATGTCCTTTTTGAGTCGCTCCTTAGTCTGGAGCAACTCTTGATTGGACATATTGTCAATATTAATTGACAAGCTGAATTCCTGTTGTAGCTTGGCGCCAAGCAGAAATTATTTGTTCATTAGTCTCTGTAACAAAAATTACATTTGCAAATGTAGCTTCGGGCGGATTTTCAATTCCTGTCGCACATATTCCTCTAGCAAATCCCATCCCTTGTTCATTATGAACTAATAATCTTGGATCTTCTAAAGTTAAACATTCCCACCCACGGTTCTCCCACAAATCAGACTCATTCAATCGTCCAACATATTCTCCAGTCGGAGTCACAACTGTCACAACATCACCATTCTTCATTCAGTATTCTCCTATATTTAAATTTCATTCGTAATTATAGATCACTTAACTTAACCTCAACTGTTTCCCCTCCCATTCGGCTATTTGCAATATCCCCTAATGTAAAATTATTCAATTTCTTATTGACTTGCTCAAGTAATTCTTCAGCCTCAAGCATTTTCTTTTTAGCGATCACACGATCACTATACATTTTATCCATCATCTTAGGAAGAAATCCCTTTTTGTCTTTCACAAATAAATACCCATTTCCAGCCATACACATATTAGGATCAACATCTGGACGTTTCCTATTCAATAAATCGTTAATACTGACGTCCACATAATCTCCAACAAATGTGTCTGGACTTATATTATACTGCATAATCAAGTGAGGGTAAAGTGAATTTAAATCAAAACTCATAACCCAATCATGCGCACCAATCTGAGGATCTTTTACATAACCACCTGCGTATTGGGTTTTCTTCTCTTTAAATTCTTTTGGCGGAATTGAAATGTTTTGGTCATATAACCAATTATGAATTAATACATCCCACATACGAACTTGAGTGAATACGTCGCCATAATTAACTTTAGCATCATATGCTATAGCTAACGCCATATCGATCAGTTTCATTTTATCTTCAAGTTTGTCAACTAACTCCACATCTTTAATATTATAGTCTATAAACTTATCATAGTCAAGTTTATAAAGTTGATTTAAATTTTCTACTTCCGAATAATCTAATTTCCTTTCATCTAATTCTACGTGGGCAATATGATCTAGCCTATATGATTCTTGTTGAGAATAAGTGAATTTCCGATACAGCTCTAAATAATCTAACGTAGTCAAACCGATAAGGTTTATCTCTATTTGAGTCTTATTAAATTTCTCATATTCACGCTCACGTATCATATTTACTGGAGATAAACGTTTAGCATTCTTTTCTCCTAATATTTTAGATATTCTATTATACATATAAGGAATATCGAACCCTTGAACATTCCAACCAGTTACAATATCGGCATCCCACTGTCGCCAACTAGAAAGAAACTTTAGTAATAAGTCTTTCTCATTAGTACACTTTGTATATGTTACATTATCTTGTTTCGGGGTATACTCCCCACAACCGAATGTATAAAATGCCCCATCAATCGAACAGGTGATAGCAGTAACAGGTTGATTAGAAAGTTTAGGATCCGGAAATCCGTCTTCACTTCCAACCTCGATATCAATGTTGACCACTTTAATATATTCAGCATCATACTCGTGAATAAAATTTTGATGTATATAAACATAATCATAGAGTGTTGACCCATATATTTTAAATCCTTCTGCCTTTGAATAATTTTTAACAAACTCCCGTGCATCTTGAATGCCCCCGAATTGTATTTCTTCCATATAAGTCGAATTCAATGTTTTCCAATTCGTTTTAGTTTTAGACGGAACAAATAACGAAGGATTATATGGAATTTTATCTACAAATCGAGTTCCATTATTATATCCACGAACGGTAACATAATTGCCTCGCATAAAAAAATTAGTATAGAATTTCACTAAGATTCACCCCAGTTATTATAATGATATACCTGTATTATACTATAGCTCTAATAAAAAAGCTACTGTTTATTATACCAATCTATATACGATGGATGCGTTATATCCATTGAAGTTTTAAATACTACAGATGTCCGTAAGGTGTATGCATTTCTGGCAACTGGCATAGCACGATGAGGAATATTTGAATCAAAAATTATCATGCGATTAAACTTATATGAGGCGTATTTTATACAGTCATCAATATCTTCATTATAAAAGGATGTTCCGCCCTCCCAA